AATCGTCGAGCGTCGAAGCGAGCTTCGAAGCGTCGCCGATGATCGATACAACAAGGGTCGGAATGGACATTTATCGTCGTACCCTACGCCGCGCCCGCGCGGTTTGTTCCTTACGCCGCCGCTCGTTTAGGAGCTCAACGATTATTGCGGCATCGCCCATTGCTAGCTCGCGGATTTGTTGCGGCGTCCATCCGGTCGCTAGGGCTAGGTTGGCGATAAACCTTCGATCTCGGGCGCCGCTTGGGCGACGCCCGGCGTAGGGTCCGGTTGGGCATCGACTGTTATCCGCCATCGGGCGGCGTCGGCGAAGGTAACTTCGGGTTCCAAGCGCCGGACTAGGATCCAAGCAATCGCGACGAGCATTCGGGTTTGATGTACGCCCGGCGATCGCATCGCCTGGGCGAGCCCGGCAAGATCGGTTCCGAGCGTTTCGGCGATATCCAAAAGCTCGCCGACGCCGAACCGCTCGGCGTCGATCGCGTTTACGGGTAGGACGATTTTGCGGGCGGGCTCGCCCGCTTCTAGGCGAAGATCGGCGCCATTGCTACCGGGCATGGAACGATTCGGTTCCGACCTTTTCGACGAGCTCGCCCATATAGCGGCGGTAGCCTTCCAAAAGATCTTCGCGCATCGCATCCCGCGCCCGGATTAGGAACGGATTGGGCTCGATCCCGCGCCTGGGATAGCCGTAGTGGATAACGCCCGCATAGGGTACGGAACGGGATCCGGCGCGAAGCTGTAAAGCCTTTTGCGTCGGCGCGGCGCGGACGGTTCCGACGAGCTCGCCCGAGATAACCGGCGTTTCGCCGCGCGCCGCCATCGCAAGCGGAAGGGCTAGGCGGGAATGGATTTCCTTTAGCTGCCCGGATCGCTCGCCCATCTTGGCGAGCGCGCGGGATAGCTCGCGCCGCCCTTCGACTTCGATTTTGCCTTTACCCTGGGCCATCGCCTATGCGGTTACATCGAGCGTCGGGACGCCCGCAATCGGGAAAGTCATTTCCGAAACCGCGAAGGTATTTACTTCGCCGCCGACATTCGGGCGCGGGATGGTAACGGCACATTCCCAAGTAGGCGTATCGGCGGTTGGCGCTTCGCCGGTTGGCGAAAATCGCATCGTTGCTTCCTTGCCCGCGTTTTCCCAACAAAAGCGGGTAAGCCCGTCGGCGCTCCAATCCTGTACGGCGGTTACGACGGCTTGGAACGATTCGCGCCCGAGCTTCGAAAAGCTCCCATCCGGGCATAGCGTGTTGTAGGTAATAACTTCCTGTTCGGGTTGGATCTCGACGGCGGAAACATGGCATTCGTAAGCGAGCTTCGTAGCGGGCGTATCCGGGTCCGTAAGCTCAAACAAAACCGCCGTCATAACGAGCGGATCGGCGGCGATAGCTACCATCTTTATCCCTTCCTTATGCGGCGGCGGCGGCGATAACAATTTGCCGCGTTAGTGTAGCCGTCGCGGCTAGGTATTCGGTATTGGCGATCGACAAACCGAACGGTTGCCCTACCGCGGTTAGCTGCCATTTCGCGCCCGCTAAAACCGGCGCGGCTTGCTCGATTAGAGCTTCCAATTCGGCGAGCGAAGCGGCGGCGGCTTGCTTGCCCGCGATAAAGGTTATCGATAGGGCAAGCCGCCCATGAAAATCGCGCCCTAGCTGCGCCTGGATCGTGAGCCATTCGGCGCCGGGCGAAACGAGCGCCGCGGGCGGGACGATATGCCCGGTCGAAGGCGACGGCTTTACCGCGATTCCCTGGGCTTCCAGTAGGGCGACGATCTCGGCGCGGGAATCGCCAAGCGCGCCCATCTAGCCGATCCCTTGGCGAAGGTCGCGGTACCGATCTAGCTGCGGCATAACGCCCGCGATCCAATCGCGCTGTACGCGAAGCGGGACGCCCGCGAGATCGAGCGCCGACGAGATCCCGAGCGGCGCTTGGCGCCGATGGAAGATATCGGCGGCGGCAACGAGTGTTGCGGCATGGATCTCGGCGGGTAGGGCGGGTAGCGGCGGATCTTCGGCGGGTAGCTGCCCATCGTCATAGTCGCGCCCGAGATAGCCGAGTACCGCGCTATTCGCCGCGGCGGCGGCGGCGGTAATCCATTCGCTCGCCGCGGGCGCGCCGACGAAGGCTTGGAGCTCGTCGGCGGTAACGATCTCGACTAGGCGGGCCATCGAGCCCGCCTAGCCCTTATCGATCTCGGCTAGCCGCTTGGCGGCTTCCTCGGCAATCTCGCGCTGTTCCTTTTCGGCGTCGGAAAGCTCGGCGGTAGTCGCGCCCTGGGCGATATCCGCGGTTCCCTCTTCCGATTCGGTTTCCTTCGATCGTCCGGCCATCGGTTCGCCCTTCCTGGCGGCTATGCCGCCGTATGCTTCCGCGCTGCCTTGCGATCGGCGGCGGCGAGATATGCCCAAATGCCGAGCCGGATCGCGGCGGGTCCATCGACCTGTTCGTAGCTAAACCGGGCGACGGCGCTTTCGTAAATCACCATATCGGTACTTCGGGCGATCGTCACGACGCCCGCCGCGGATGCCCACGAAAGCGCAACCGGGACGCCGACGACGGAAGCGCCCGCGCTGCCCGCTTCTAGCTGCCCATCGGCATTCGTCGGGCCGAGATACGGGACAAGCGGACGCCCCGATCCATCCTTTTGCTTCGCGAGATTCGCGTATACCGCGGCGGGCGCGAAAACCGCTTGGGCGGGCAGGAAGCGAGCGCCGAAGAATTCGGTAATCGCTTCGACAAGCCCATCGTGCGGCGTCGCGAGCGTAATTGCCGCGGTTCCTGCCGTCGCGGCGGCTTCGGTCGCGACGGCAATTACCGTTTCAGAAGTCTGCGCGTAGGCTTCCATAAGGTCGGACATAATCATCGCTTCCGCGGCAGGATCCGCCCCATCCAAAACCTGTCGCGAAACCTTCGTCCCGCCGCCGTACAAAAGCGGCTGCGCGGTTTCGGGCGTTGTCGCGAAATCGGAAAGCGCCGGGTTTACAGCTTCCGCCGACTGGACGGCGACGCTCGTACTCGTCGTAACCTTCGGGAAGGTCCGCGGGCGGGCATCGGTAATCGGGACGCGGCTAAAGAAACCGCCCATCGGGCGCCCTTTGATATCGCGCCCGAGTAGCAAGCCCGGCAAAAATTCCGTCGGGTACGCGCCGCTAATTTCGGAAGATAGAACATCCTGGGCGCGGGTCATAAGTACCGCGATTTCGTCTAGCTGCCGATAGTGGCGATCCTGCCGCTCGGCGGCGGCGATATCGCCGCGCGCGGCTAGAACAACATCGTTTAGGAAGCGATGCCCGGTTTCCGGGCGGTAGATAAATTCGGATCGCGTAATCCGCGCGGGCGATCCGGTATCGCGAAGGGTTTCCATTTCGGCGCGCTTCCGTTCGCCCTGGGAAGGCTCGGGCGGCGTCGGCTCGGGCGTCGGCTCGGGATCCGGCGTCGGCTCGGGCGTTTCCAAAACGGCGGTTGCGTCCATTCCATTCCCTTCCATTTCGTCGCGAGCCATTACACGCGATCCATCGTAGGCGGGCGTAAGAGCTCCGGCCATCGCCCCGATGCGCGCGCGCCGATGGATCGTAATTCCTTTTGCCTGGGAAGATTTTCCAATTGGCGCAAATTCGACCGAAACGCCGTTGGCGCCCGCTCGTACTTCGTTTAGGTATTCGTCGGCGTCGGGCGTTTCCAAAAGCTCGGCGCGGAAATGTACGCCGTCGGGCGCATCTTCCAAATAGGTAACGGGTCCGATAAACACGCGCCGCCCGCCGCCTTCGTGCGTCCGAAGAAATGGGATCTTGGCGCCATCTTGGCGCCCGTTCCAACGGGCTACATCGTCGCGGAAGGCGCCCGGCGCGAAGGTTTCGCGGTAGCCGGTTCCGCTATCCCATTCCTGCCCGTATGGAACGGCAATGCCTTCGATCGTGCGCCCGGATCCGCCGTCGGCGGCGCGTACAACCGTTGGCGCGATAGTCCATCGCGGTTCGGACATTTATTCGATCCCTACGATTTCGGACGGTCGCGGTTCCGATTGTATCGCCGGAAGCTCGCGCGGCGGAAGCCCTTCGATCTCGCGCACTTCCTCGGGCGCAATCCATCCCGCGCGCAAGGCGGATTCCCAAGCTTGATAGCGGGTTAGCTGTTCGCCGCGGGTAAGGCGGGTCGGATCCATTCGCATCGTGCGCCCGCCTGGGAGTAGATCGGTAATTCCATCTTCCATTGCGCCGATGTAATCGACAAGGGTTAGCCTCAAAAATGCGAGCCCTTCGGCTTCGGTCGTGCGATAGGTCATAGGATCGCCCGCGGGCGCGTTGAGCCAACTAGTCGGGATCCCGAAGTACCGCCCTACATCGGCTACCTGTTCGCGGCGAGCTTCGACGGCGGCGGCTTGGGTTGGATCGGCGCCGAACGGTTCGGCCTTGGCGCCCTTTCCGAAAACGGCAGGGTAGTCGGGTCCCTGGGCGCGCCGATCGCGCCATCGCCCGGCGATCTCGTCGGCCTGGGTTCCTTCTAGCTCTTGCTCGGTTGAGATTTGGGTTACGGGCGAACCGCCCGTTTGCCAATAGCGCGAAGCGTAGTTTTCGGCGGATAGGGCGGCGGCGAAGCTTGTACGGGCGAGCGATAAAAGCCCGGATAGATCGTCGGTAACGGCGGGTAGGACGGCGCGCCGCATTACGACGAGCTCTTCGGCTTCGTACTCGCGATTCCCGATCGCGTACCGCTCGGGCGGCAGGATCCCCCAAAGATCGTCGCGGCGCGGTTGCGGGATGATCGAATGCGGCGGGACGGGCAATACCGAAAGCGGGACGCCCTCGGAATCGGCGCCGATCTTTATTCCGTAGGCGACATTATGTAAAGCCATCGTCGCGGCGACGCGCCAAGCCCATTCGCGGCGGGTGTAGAGCTCGCTCGGACGGGCGACGAGCCGCGACGGCGGAAGCTCTAGCGTCCCGCGCCATTCGCCCCACGGAAGCGAAGCGATCGCGCCCGCAATGATCGTTACCGATCGCCAAATAGCCGATAGCCCGAGCGCGTTAGATTCGGTAATCCCCCACGGCGAAACGCCGCCCGACGAGCCGAAGCCGATAAGGTTTATTTGCGGCGTCGGCGGTAGGGCATCCCGTAACAAAAGGCGCGCCAACCGCGTTTGCCATCCGGCCATGCGCCCGATGTTACCGCTACAAGAAAACTTGTACGGGCGCTTCGGGCGCGACGCCCTGGCGCGATCCCCAAACCGCGATCGTGCTTGCCATGATGGCATCGATAAATCCGGCGCTCTTGCGTCGGGTCCAACGGAAGGCGCCATCCCGATCGGCGCGCGCCGCAACCGTCCATTGCGCCGCTAATAGCGGATCGGCGATATGGGCGAGCGTCCGCGTTGTAATCGCGGAGTAGATAACGCTGGAAGCTTCGAATACCTGGGCGGCGGTTAGCCCTTGGATTGGAAGCTCGGGATGCTCGATCTCCAACCGCTCCATAACCGGCGCAACCGAAGCCGCCTTTTCGTACAGGATCGCGGCGGGCTTGCGGCGCTTGGCGACTTCCAGAACGGCGGCGCGTAGCTGTTCGCCGCGGATCGGATCGGCGTCGGATCCGCGAAGATCCTTTACGAGCTCTAGGGCGACGCGCTCGGAATCGGGCATTTCCCAAGCGGCGGCGAGCGTCGCGCGTTGCCAATGTGGCGCGGCGTCTACGGCAAGCGCCCATCGCTCGCCGACCTGGGCCGGCCTGGGCGCGATACAGGCTTCCCAAGCGCCGGGCGGCAATACGGTTTCTAGTACCCGCGTCCGTTGATTGAGCCGTTCGCGGCGGAAGGCGCCGGGCGCGCTCGTTGCTCGCTCGGCGGCGATCGTCCCGAGATCCAAGAGCTTCGCCGATACGGCGGGATTGGCGGCGGCGATCGCGTCGGCATCGATCGCGCGATCGGGCGGGACGCCCCAAAAGGCGAACACGAAGGCGGGATCGGGCTTTTCCTGCCCGGTCGCGATTCGCATTCCGCGATCTTCTAGCTCGTTGAGCACGACGGATTCGGCGAAGCCCGCGGTACTCGTCGCGAATAGCAAGGGCTCGATTGCCGCCGCCTGGGCGTATCGCAACGCATCCCATACTTCGGGATCGCGTTGGGTTAGGAGCTCGTCGAAGTAGACAAGCCCGGCACTATGCCCGCGGGCGGATCCCGCTTCGCGGGAAACGGTTCGGTACACGCCCGAGCCTAGGTAGATCCCATCGTGCGCCGTAATCCGGGCGCGAGCTCGTAGGTCGGGATCGGCGGCGAACACGCGGTAAACCGCGTCGTAAACGAGCCGGGCTTGCTTCCGTTCGGTCGCGGCGCCGATAACCGTTCCGCCTGGGCCTTCGTCTAGCCACCATCCGATAAGGGCTTGGGCGAGCGTCGTTTTCCCGTTTTGCCTGGGTACCATTACGAGCGCCGTCCGGGCTAGGATCCGCCCGCGCCGATCGTGCGCCAAGACGAGCCGTAGGGCGTCTAGCTGCCAAGCCTGGGCGCGCCATCCGGGCAAATGGCGCTCTAGCCAATGGATCGCCGCGTCGCCATAGGTACCCGTCGCGCGCTTCGGGTAGGGCGTCGCGTAGAGCGGCGGCGGCGCCTTGTGGCGGCGAAGGGTCCGATACGGCGCCGGGCGATCTAGGGTCGGAAGGGCTTCTAGGTCGGCTTCGTTGTGATAAACGCGGCGGGCGATCCCTGCCCGCCGCTTATCAATCCTAGCGCCCGAGATCCCGCCCGGATCCGGCGCGATCCGCCCGTATCGGTCGCGCTTGGAGCTCGGCGGCTTGGGATCGATCCGAGTGGACACACTATCGCTAAATTTCGCGGGTTTGGGCGGGCTCGGATAGGGCGCCCATAAGAAAACCGGCCATTGCGTTTTTGATGTTATCTCGACGGAATGGCCGGATGCGAAATGCTACCAGTCGCGAACGATATTCGCCTTGGGTCCGCGAGCTCGTAGATCTACTAGGGCGTTTGTTACCCGACGATGGCAAGCGATACATAACGCCCGTAGGTTAGCTACATCGTGCGTCCCGCCTAGGATCCTAGGGTGGATATGATCGACTTCCTTACTAGGGCGTATGCCGCATAGCTCGCATATGGGATTCGCCTTTATAACGATCGCCCTATTGCGCGCCCATATCCCTTTATCGCTTGCCTTGCGACGCACGAAGCCAATGGTAAAGGCGCACGGCTTCGCCTAATAGCTGTTCGGTTTCGTGTTCGGATAGCTCTACCCGAAGCATCGGGTTTCCCTGGGCTAGCTTGCGGGCTTCGGCATAGCCCGCCAAATGCGGCGTATCGGGTACTAGGGCAACGCCGGTTAGGACTACCCGCCTAGGCTCGGGCTCGGGTTCCTTTTCGTTGCTATGGACGGGCTCGCCCTGGGCGGTTATCGGTACGGGCTTCGTCGATAGGAAGCGGATGGCGCGGATCCATCGCCCGTCCCGTTGGAGCTCGGCATGCGATCCCTTTTCCATCCAATAGATCGCGGTACTAACCGAATTCGTTTTCGCCTTATCGTCGGTAACGCCGAGCGCGGCAACGATTTCCTTGGCGCCGTCTATGTAGATCCATCCATCCGACGAAGCGGGCTTGGAGCGTAGATAGCGGCGTACCTGGGCCGGAATACTGCCGTTCGCCTGGGCGGGCGCCCTGGGCGTTTCCTGGGCTTGTGGAGCGATTTCGTCGGGCATCGGCGGCGGCGTCCTAGCGGCTTTCGGGATTGCTTCTAGATCGGCGATTAGGGCGACGAGCTCGCGCGTCGCATCGTGCCGTCGGGCGTTGAGCGTTAGCCGCCGATCGAGCAAGGGCGCGGTTACGCGAAGCTCGCCCGTTCGCCGAACATTCGTCACGATGGCGCCCGCGCGTTTCGCTCGTCGAAGCGCGGTTCGCAAGCTCGGCATCCCCTCTTCCATTCGCCCATTTTGGCGCATTGCGTCGCCTTCCGCTATATCTCGATATGCCCGCAACGCCGATGCGTTGCGGCGGGATGCTCGCATCGACAAGGGCTTCCACAATCCGGGCAAGCCCAATGGATCGGCGAAAGGCGGGTTAGCTGCCCGCATATGGCGCATACCTGGAAATCCGTTTCGGCTTCGTCGGGATCTACGCCCGGATCTAGGTAGAACGGAAGCCAAATATGCGGGTGCGCGCTACTCGCCGAATTGGGCATCCCGGCGCCTTCGCTCTTCGGGTTGATTCCGCTTGCCGAAATACTTCCGATCCCGGCGCCGTTTCTCCAACCGCTTCGCCTTCTGTTCGCGACGCCCTTTTCGCTTGGGCATTAGGCGGGCCATCGAAGGTACACGCCGGTATGCGGCGCGGCGCCGTACCGCTTCGTTAGGTGGAGCTCGACGACCTGGGAATCGTCCGAAAGCAAGCGGGCGGTTACTAGGGCATCGAGCAAGGCGCGCCCGGCCTTATCGAGATCCGGGCGCCTGGGCGCCAAGCTTTCGGCGGAA